TACCACTTAAAGCTGGTAATACATCAACAGAATTTGTAAAAGTTGCACCTGTTGTAAGATTTGAACTACGGATAACAACATTACCACCATGAATAACATCTGCATCTGTTGATTGATTAAAACGCAACCTTACAAACTGGTCTGATATTGGTTCTATTCTTAAATTTTGTACATCTGCTGGTATTGCAGTTTTTCCAATAGTTGTAAATTGAATAACAGAAGGTTCTGTAGAAACTTCTAAAAGTGCATTTTTTGTAGATACCCTTATATCATAAACACCAGCATCAGCATCATATATTGTGAAGTCATTACTCCTTGTATTTACAGTTGAATAATTTTCTCCATCTTTTCTATAGTCGATTTGATAAGAAGTAGCACCTAAAACTGATTCATAAGTAACTAATATTTTATTTTTTGCTTTATTTTCTTCAACATAAAATTCTTCTTGTGCTGCCAAACTGCTTGGTGATGGTAATAAATCAACTAAGGTTGTAACTTTTCTTACTGGAATTGGTGTCCCATCTTCAATAAATGCAAATTTACCTGAATTATATGTTGTGGCTACTACTGCATATTGACCTTCAGTTTCACTAACACTAATGACTCTCCATGTTGATGTTTGTAAGGTGTCATTTTGTAAAATCCAAACACTATTAACATTTGGTGCGGAAGAAAAAGCAGAAGAAACAGTTACTACTGCCCCAGATATCCCTGACACTGATCTACTTTCAACACTACCATCTGATAAAACTACAGATAATGTTGGATTATTTGTAGAATCTAAATCTGTTGCTGCTGTATCATCTACTGTTATTGCAGTGGTTGTTGCTGCATTTATTCTTCCACCTCTTCTTTTACCAGCCCTAACAGGATCACTTATTTCTATCACCTGTCCAGGTCTTACAACTACACCTTCTGATAAACCAGTTGCAAAACTAACAGTCTCAGTAGAATTTTGCTCTTCAAATAAAATAAATCTACCAATTCTTCTTGCTTGATTTCTTGAGCTACAACCAAAACCAGTAACTTTTTTTTCTATACGTCCATATTTAGTAACAGCAGTTGCATCTTCCACTGTTTCATAGTCTAAAACTTGATTTTCCATATCAAAATAAGAAACAGAAACAACTGTCGATCTTGTTTTTAAACTTGTACCTTGATAAGAAAACCCTGCTGTTGATACGTTAGATAAATTAAAAAGATAACTTGGATCTGTTGGTTGGTCAATAGATAAACTTAAAGCTCCAGCACTCCAAAAGGTCATACCACGCATTACAGAACTTAGAGCATTTACGGTTGCATATGCATCTTCTCTTTTTTGTAAAACGGTATTGCAAGAAAAACGTGGTTCTGTACCACCGTCACCATTATCTACTAATCCTGAACAATATTGAGAAGCACTAAAAAAGGCAAATTTATCAAGTTGGCTTTCGGTAATATGATCACCTAACCCATATCTAGTATTTGTTAAAAGATCAAATAAAATCCATGCTGGGTCAGTTGTCCAATGTGTTGCAGTAGTAAGCGTTCCATTAAAAGTTCCACTATATGTTATCCGACCAGTTGAAGATTCTACAGTACCATTATGCGGAATTTTTATTTTTGTTCCACGGATTTTAAACATCCTGGAAGGGATATTTGAGAAGGCTTCTGAATCAAAACGTAATGCGACATGAGCAATATTAGGATATGCACGTTGTTCATCTATTATTTCTGTAAAAGAAGTCCAAGTAAAATCATCCCTTATACGACTTGAACTTGAGTCGTCACTAACTCTTGTTACCGTTACAGATATAGGAAAAGCTGTACCTGAAGCTATATTAATTCTGTAATCTCTACTATAAGCATTAAAACTTCTACCATGTACTCTATCTGTTATTGGAGTTGTGACAGTACCATTATTATCAGTGATTTTTATTGTTAGATTTACAGTTCTTCCTAATGTCTGTCCTTCATCATTTACTTCTGTCAAAGCACTAAATCTTAATGTAACTCTTACAGCATCAATATTAGAATTGCTTATAGTTCTTGTTACAGGTGTTGCTTTTTCAACTTTTACATTTACACCACTTTCCGACTCAATATCTGATATGCCTGGAATAAAAGTTTGATTTGCAGTACCAAATCGAGTATTAAATTTAATATTTTTAAAATTAAAATCTATATCTTGTACGTTACTAGGATCTGCTGTTGATCTTAATATTGGTGTTTTTCCTAAAAAAATATCTTTTAATGCTGCATTGTTGTATGCGTCTGTACCTTGTGTAAATCCGGCAGCAGATGGAAAACCCTCTATCTCACCTTCAGCCAGGGCATCCACAATTGTTACGTGCTGCTTACTAGATAAAGCGTCTAATGGTAATGCTTGTAAACCAGGAAATAATTGACCAAACCCAGAATCCCTAAAATCAGCGAGATCCCCTTCTATTCTCATACTTCCCATAACGGTTTACCCCTCTAGTTGAACAGTATCTATACCAGCAGATACAACAAGTGACCCTGTAAATATCTCGCCATAAACAACAGGTATGGGTGCTCCAGCCCTGCCTGTATTTTGTACACCATTAAATGAAAAGTTTACAGACTGTGGATCATCCGAAACCCCTGGCGGTTTTGGCACTGGGGTTAACATTTCAGCCGCACCAGATAATGCCATATAAACACCAATATTACCAGCAACGCCTAAAAACCCTGTACCACCAGCCAACCCAATCGCACCTACACCACCTGTTGCTATAACAGCACCTACAATAACAGCACCAGCAATAAATTTAGTAAGACCTCTAGAACCTGTTACGACAGGAATAATTTTTATTTCTTGTTTTCCTACAGGATCTTCTAATTCAGAACTATCAATATCATAATTACCAATTTTTACACAATAATTCTGTTCCATCATATGTCTTTCTAATTTTGGAAAATTTGCTAATAGAAATCTTATTGCTTGTGCCGGTGTTGTTACTTCCGCTTCAAAACTACGTTCTCCTATAAAACGTGCTAATCTTCCATATAATTTTATTTTATTAAGCATAACGATATTTCTTCTTTGTCCATTCTATATATTTTTGATCAAAAGTTTCTCTGCAACTAAGTCTTTTCACACAATGATGAAGAATTGTTTGATCACCTATGTATAAAGCAACATGGTCTAGTTTGCCTGTATTAGTTGTATCCATTAATAAAACATCTCCTTTTTCTAAATCTATCGTATTTTCTAGTTCAACAAAACCTAATTTTGGTAAAGCATATTCAAATAATGGATTATTACTAAATTCTTTTGGGCTTTTTGGTCTAGGCCAATGGTGTATTTTTACATTTTGTTTTTCTTGAAACCAATCTTCGATTAAACTCCAGCAGTCTTGAATATTCCACTTCCATTCTCTACCAATTAATCCTTTTTTATATCCTGATGGTTCGTAATAATTCCATTGTTCTGTTTCTGGGCTAACAATATAAAAAGGTAAATCTAAATACTCACAGGATGCCAAATCTGCTTGGCTAGCTGTTGGTGGTACATTTGGATGGCTATGAAAAACAGCCACAATTTCTGCTTCATCTTCTGCATCTGCCCATGCATCAGGACATATTATAAATTGTTCACCTAAATCATCAGCAAGATTTTTACAAGGATAATATTTTTCTTTTCCTTTATATATACCAACTAAACCACAAGCTTCATTTGGTGCATCTTTTTTAGCGTGTTCTATGGCAAAATCTTTCCAAGTCATTATTTAAAAGTACCAATACCAGGGAAAATGTCTCTTGTAGCAATTCTTTTTGGTAATTTTACATTTACAAGATCAAGTGCAGAAATGGCTTCCCATTGAACAATATCTCTATTTTCAGTTACTTTTCTATCTAAAAAGTATATTTCTTGTGGAAACTCTGCTGAAGAATCTGCTGTAGGATTAGAACCACTGGCAAAATTTGCGGCATCAAGAAACCGCCCAAGAGTTCTTATTCTTGTAAGTTTTGCACCAGTTAAATCATTACCAAAAGTTGTTTGGTTTACATCAGCTAAAATCGCAGTAATCGTTCCAAGGATATTACTTATCGTTACCGTTGGTCTTGGTAAAGTTCCAGTTCCATTAAAAGTAAAACCTTCGCATTTTATTGGAAATCTTTGATATGTATTACCAGCCCAAACCACCTGACCATTTGAATTTTGATTTGAACCATTATGAAATCTATAAACAGAAGATGATCCATGTAATGTTGAATCAAGTGTTAGTGTAAACAATTCAATAATTGCACCAGGATTTATTGATTGAAGTTGAGAAACTGGTACTGCCATTACGGTTCAAATACCTCTACAAAAGTTGCATTAATAGTTGCTCTATTTGGTACATTTATAGTTTTACTCCAGCTTAAACAGATATATTTTGATGAACTTGCTTCTCCTACTGGTGTGTAATCAAATGAATCTTGATCTCCAGCCCTTGCATCTAAAAATGTTTCTATAGTATCTGATTCAGTTTCAGTAATATTTTTCCAGTTAAAAGTCCAAGTTTTAG